AATGAGGTTATTACTTTTGGCGGCAATCGTAGTGGAAAAACCACTGGCTGTGCAAAGCTACTGATGGAAGCGGTGACTAAAAACACCGACGGTCATGTTGTGTGCTTTAGTCAAAATGCTGATACATCAGTCAAGGTTCAGCAAGCCGCCGTATGGGAAATGATGCCCAAAGAATTTAAGAAAAAAACTAAAAGCATTGAAGGCTACATTAATTTTAGTATGCAAAATGGGTTTACTGGTTCTAGTTTCATATTTCCTGACACTAGAACTAGAGTGGACTTTAAAACCTATACGCAGTTCAGCAACAATCAGACTATCCTTGAGGGATTTGAGTTTGGATTCAAAAACAACCCAGAACTTAATATCGGGGCTTGGCTAGATGAATACTTGGGTGACGCTTCACTAGTAAACACCTTGCGATTTCGTTTAGCTACAAGAGATAGTAAGATGTTATTGGGATTCACCCCAATTGACGGATATACATCATTTGTAGCTGAATATTTGAAGGGTGCACAAACACTACAGACCCGAAAGGCATCTCTGTTAAAAGATAGAGAACTTCCCGTCCAACAATACAGTCCGAAGCGTGATGCTGGAGTAGTTTATTTGCATTCTGATGAAAACCCATTTGGGGGATATGACCGAATAAAGAAAGATTTGCAACAATCCACTGATGAGCAAATTTTGTGTCGTGCCTATGGGTATCCTGTAAGAAGTATGACATCGTTACTTCCTAAGTTTAGCACTTCTGTAAATGTACTGTCGGACGAACCAAATCAATATGGAATGAAATTTCCAGATATTACCGATACGGAAAAGTTTACGACTTATCAAGTAGTTGACCCAGCGGGAAACAGGAATTTTACATCTATTTGGGGAGCCGTAAGCAAAGATGGTGAAATATACATTAAAAAAGAGTTCCCTGACCTCAATACATACGGAGAATGGGCGATTTTCGGTGATCCCAGATGGCGTTTTGGACCCGCTTCTAAGAAAATTGGTTATGACATTGCTGGTTACGCCGATCTATTCAAGGAAATAGAACAAGAAGAGGGACTAAGAGTCTTTGAAAGAATAGGGGACTCAAGATATTTTGCTAGAGAAAATGAAAACAATGAGGATTTGTTTTTGTCTTTTTCTGATTGCGGGATGGATTTTGTGCCTTCTAGCGGAAAACAGGAGCGAGAGGGTATTATAAAACTAGACGAGTGGTTTGATTATAATGAAAACGTCAAAATTGACTTAGCTAATATGCCCAGATGCTATATTCACGAGGATTGCGGCAATTTAATTGAATCAATAACTCATTATAACGCAAATGGTAAGTCAGATGAGTGTTTAAAGGACTTTTTTGATGTATTAAGATATTTTAGAATGGCTAACGATGGTCGGGGACCCGATTTCGTAAATGCACAATCACTACAAGTTACAAGGAAAAATATAGGAGGTTACTAATGGCAAAGAAAAAATTAAAACAGATAGCAGAGGAATTTGATATTCCTTTTGAAAAAGCCCAGGATTTAGCATTTCAAAATCTTGAGGAAGAAATGATTACTGGAAAAGGAAAAAACACCTGGATCAATGAAGACGGACAAATAGTCTTTGATACTATTATACCCGTACCAGTAATATACAGGGGTCGCGTGGTACGATTAATGCCCAATCCAAGATTTGTCTTGACAAGGATACCAGATTTAAATACTACAGTGCCAGTAGAGGCTAAGTTAAATATAGCTAAAAATTTAAATGGAAAATATATTTATGTACAAGTTGATAATTCTAACAATCATAGCACTTATCATCACATTATACCTTCTCGGCGATGAACCTTTTTTTTAGCCTTGCTTTACATGTTAAAATAATCAGCTAAGTATGGACAATCAAAATATTTCGGAAGAGCTAACTTATGTTAGCAAGAAACCCAATGTAACAGTCTTAAGAAACGCTTACGACAGAACAAGAACCGAACTATCGTCATTTTTTGACCTATGTCGTTCTTCTTATGATGATAGGCGTAATTTTTGGGCTGGAAAAAGTCCTGACCTGCGTAAGCATGGAGCGGATGCTTTTCCGTGGGAGGGTGCGTCGGACATGGAAAGTCATGTTATTGATGAACGAATAAGTCGTCTCGTATCTTTATTTATTGCTTCACTATCAAGGGCTAATATTCGTGCATTTCCAGTATCTAGCGATGATATGGGCAGAGCAAAAGTAGTTTCAAGCTTTCTGAAATGGATGGTTTCTTCTGGTTACATTCCGCGATTTAAGAAAGAAATGGAACTTGGTGCAAATTATTTGCTTGAGCGTGGTGTCCTAATTAGTTATGTGGGCTGGCACCGCGAAGATCGTCGGATTATTCAACAACTTACAGTTGAACAAATTGCTGGTCATTCACAAGAAGCAATGGACATGTTTATGTCTGGATATGCGGACGGCGAGGTAGAACAAGCCCTAATGCTTGCATTTGATGGACTAACTGAAAAAAGAGCAAAAAAGGCAATTAACGAATTGCGGACGAAAGGCGTTGCCGAATTACCCGTAGTTCGCAGGCAGGTGAACGCACCAGAAATTAAAACTCTTTCACCTGATGGTGACTTCTTTTTTCCATCTTATGTAACAGATCCCCAAAGGGCACCTTTTTGTTTTTGGCGTACTTATTACACAGCACAAGAGCTACAAAATAAGGTAGTCACTGATGGATGGGACGAGGGATTTGTGGATTACGTTATCCAACATTTTCGCGGAGTAAACGCCAACAGCATTGAACGTAACGAAATTGGTTCGCAAATATCTCAATCAAGTTTTACTAACGCCGTATATCAAGCTGAAGAATTAATTGAAATTGTTCACGGCTATCAGCGTCTAATTGACCAAGAAGACAATTCGGAAGGCATTTATGAGACTATTTTTCACAGAGAACTGTCTAGCGATGTAGAGGTTCAACCTTATGCTAGCTTTGAACTACTTAATGGCTACGAAGATTATCCAGTAGTAGTTACTAAATTATCCGAGGATAGTAAACGTCTTTACGATACAAACACTATTCCCGCATTACTTCGTGGAATACAAAATCAAGTTAAAATTGAACGTGATTCACGGATAGATCGCAACAGTTGGGCAACTTTGCCTCCGCTCATGCACCCCAAGGGTCAAGCACCGCTAGAATATGGTCCAGGTCGTTTTATTCCTTATCGCCGAAAGGGTGACATTGAATTTGCACCTTCGCCACCATCACCTACTGGTTCTGTTGAAATAGAAAATACTTTAGAACAACAAGCCGACAGACTCGTAGGGCTAGATGATTCCGTCATGTCACAAACAAAGAAGCAATTCTTAGTTGATAAATTTTTATCTCACTCGGCGGAAGTTCTAAAGCTTGCATACAAGTGCTTTCAAAGATTTGGTCCCGACGAAGTATTTTTTAAGGTAACTGGAGTTCCAGATCCTCAAACAATGAATAAAGGTGATCCTATGGAGAATTTTGATGTCATTGTAAATTACGATGTATTAAATACAGATCCAGAAACCCAGGAAAAAAAGCTTCAGCAATTCATTGCACTTTCACAAATGGACAGAAATGGTCGTTTAAGTATGGATCGTTTACTTGAGTTATCAGCTAGTGCTATTGATCCTGTTCTTGCGGATGGTATGATTATGCCAGCCCAAGAAGCACAAGAAGATATTCGTAGTGAAATTACTGATGATTTATCTAAGCTGTATGCTGGAATTGAAGTGCCTGCTCGTCCAAACGGTGCTCAGTTTGCACTACAAGCAATTCAACAATACGCTCAACAACCTGATATTACGGAACGCTTACAAAGCGATGAAGGATTTAAAGCTCGTCTGGAAAAATACGCACAGCAATACAATTTCCAAATGCAACAAAACCAAAATGCCGAAATTGGCAAAATTGGCACTGCTCCATCTTCAATGGGCGGTATGAATACACAAACAATGAACCAACAATAAAATGGCAGACAATATTACTAGAAGTGATTACGCAAAAAGGCGTGAGGGCGAAATGATTGAGAAAGACGATAAGAAGTCTTTTGAAGACTTAACTAAACGATTCAAAGATGTGATTCGCGAGGCTGAGGGCTTGAAGTTAGAAGCTTACAAGCCAGATTCAACAGAAGAACATTGGACTATTGGTTTTGGTCGCTATGGTGCAGAAATAGAAGAAGGCGATACTATTACTGAAGAAACAGCAGAGGAAATGCTGGATGAAGATGTTACCGAAAGAATTAAATCCTTAAAAGAATTACTTCCTGAGTTTGATACTTATCCAGATAGTTTGAAAGATGCGTTGTTCAGTGAACACTATCGCGGTTCTATCAAAGATAGCCCAAAAACAGTTAAAGCAATTTTGGATTATGACTTTGACGAGGCGGCTCTTGAGTATTTGAGAAACGAAGAATACGAAAATGCTGAAGAAAAAGGAATTCCAGGCATTCGTCCGCGGATGGAAAAGCTAGCTGAAGAACTAGGTAAACTAAGTGCTAAATAATGCCAAAAGATAATATTGATAGGGATATAGAAACCCTAAAAACGCACGATACGTTTATTCGTTTCCTGTCTTTCATTGAAACTCTTCGGGACGAGTGCATTGCTGATCTTCACAATGCTAATACCGAAAAGATTCAACAAATTTCTGGTCGGATTTTATCTTACGACCAACTTCTTGAAATGACACAATTTAAAGATTTAAAACATTTGATTGAGCAATAGCTTGTCAGATGTGCTAAGATATAACAATCGCCCTCGCTCGGCGTTAAGGAGTGGAAACATATGCAAGATGAAATAACTACGGAGAACGCTGATTCCGTTGAAAATACAGCGATTACAGAAGAAGTAGCACCAGTAGCCGAACAAGTTTCGGAAACTAAACCTATTTCTTCAAACATGTCAGCGGAGGACTTTATTAGTTCACGCTTAGGTGATGAAACTTCACCAAAAGATGAGGTTGAGGACAATTCAAAAACAACAGGGCAAGCAGTACCTGAAGTTGATGAGGAAGCCAACGCCAATGTTCTTTCACAGGTTGATTTAGACGATATGACCGAGGGTGAGCTTCAGGAGCTTTCTCAGAAGTTAGGTTCTCGTGCCGTAAAACGCTTCGGGGAACTAACCGCAAAGAGAAAAGCGGCTGAAGAACGAATCCAGGTACTGGAATCACAGCTTCAAAAAAAAGCTAAGAAATCAGTATCCGTATCAGACATTGATCAAAATCCATACAAGGATCTAAAAAACATTAAAGAAGTTCAAGAAAAATCCAAAGAAATTAAGGATGCAATTGAATGGGCTGAAAATGTTCTTTTTGAATCTGATGACTATTCCGCAAATGATAAAGTTACCGAGATGGATGGTAAGGCTGTCACTAAAAAGGAAGTCAGGAATATTCTTAAAAATGCTAGAAAAGCACAAACTAGACATATTCCACAAAAAGTCCAAGATTTAAAAAATCAAGTTGAGGGGAAAAAAACCCAAAATGCTTTGCAAGAAAAAATTAGACAAGAAATTCCTTGGGCGACAGAAAAAGATAATGCTACAAACCAGCGTTATCAATCAATGTTAAAAGATAAAAGACTAACAAACGCATTGGAAAATGCTGACCCATCACTAAAAGCACAAATGCCATATCTTTTGGCTCATGCGGCTAATAGTATTTTTGGGGAAAGAAAGTTAGTTGATCAAGCGGTTAAACCATCTAAATCCCTTAATCCGCCAAAAAGCGTAAGCAATACGGCGGTTAAGAGTGAACAGCCTACGAACAGAAGGAGCAAAAACATCCAGACATCTAAAAATTCGTTTCGTTCCACAGGAGCGGCGAATGATTTCATCAAATTAAGAACTGCACAACTAAGTCGTTAATCCAATAAAATAATATAATACTATGGCGTTTTCAAACACATATGATGTAGCAAACCCTGGATCGGCTGTTTCCAATCGCGAGGACTTGACTGATGTCTTGACTATCCTTGCTCCTGAAGAAACTCCGATTCTTTCTGGTGCCT